GCTTCCCAATCTGCCCAAGTTGAATCATGGACAAGATCAGGAAACGTTTCAAACAGAAGAGCTTTGTAATTATCCCACAGATTTTTCATCGGTTTAAAAATAGTATGAGACCACGAATAAACATTGCAGCAAATAGGATATAATATACCCACATTCCAGTCATCATAACTTTATTGTAGGTAGATCCTCTTACATAACGGACTTCGCCTTGACGATCCCATCCATCAATCATGTATTCACTTGGATCAATCTTCCTCATATGCTTTGTCCTCCGCAATTTCAAATTGAACATCAGCATCAACCTTATCATATAGATCCATGAAAGCCTGTTTGGTCTCATCATCAAATCTGTTTACACAGACTTCAATTGCCTTAGCTTTATTATTCCAGATCTTATAAGCACGTACAATGTGTACTAATCTACGTGTACTGATAACTTCCTCAACTCCTCCATCAAAGAAAGTCTTACGGATTATATCAGCCCAGTCTACCAAACGTTTAGTAAACTCTGTATCATCACACAATTGTTTTAGAATCTTATTCTCTATATTAGTATTAGGATAAGACTGTTCAAACGTTACAGGGAATCTTTCTAAGAAGGCTTCGTTGAGCACGTTAGTTCCAATAAATCTCCCGTCCTCGGATCCTTTACCTTTAGTGTTAGCAGTTGCAATGACGTTGAATCCTGCAGCTGGTTTGACGTATCTTCCGATTTTTTTGAGGAAAACACCTTTTCCTTCAAGTATTGACTGGAGACAGAGAATTTTATTACTTGCGAGGTCGATCTCATCAAGGAGCAAGATAGCTCCTCGTTCGAGGGCTTCGACAACGGGGCCGTTGTGCCAGACGGTACTACCATCAGCAAGGCGGAAACCCCCGATAAGATCATCTTCATCTGTTTCTATTGTAATGTTTACTCGGATTAGTTCCCGATTGAGTTGTGAACAAGCCTGTTCTACTGAGAAAGTTTTACCATTACCACTGAGTCCAGTGATGAAAGCGGGGTAAAAAATCTTGGATTGAATTATCTTCTTAACATCCTTGAAGTTCCCAAATGGAACATATGTACTGTCCTTTTCAGGGACAAGATTCTTTTCTCTTGGTGGAGTAACTGATGGTGCAGCAAAACTCTGTTCAAGTTTATCCTTGACAGTTAAATTCCACTTACCACGACCAACTTTATACTCATTCAAATATCTACTGGTGAAATACTGATAGCTTGCAATACCATTCGCAGCACAATATCCACGAACATCTGCTGCTGTAATCTTATTACCGAACAGATCTCTGAGGGAGTCAATGATGGAGTCAGAATCCACTTTAGTTTCAAAAGCCATTGTGATTTCGTTTGTATGTATACATTATAAAGGAAAAATAGCCTCCTGTAAGGAGGCATTGTGACACTTATTAAAGTGGTTATGCAATCAATTCCATAAACTCACCAAGTACTTTCTTATTCATCTTCTTAGCAGACAAAGATTTCTTAAAAGCACTCTTGATTTGAGCTTTAGTTGCATCCTCCTTAACTTCAAACTCAGTATCCTGATTCAAAGCAGAAGAAGATAATCCAAAGTATGCATGATAACCAACGTCTTTCATTACTAATGACTTAGTTTTCTTCCACTGTAACATAATCTTTTGAACTTCTTCAATATCCCATTCACAATACTTACGAACAAAATAAGAAGCATCTCTTGAAGGCATTACCCTTATACCAATGAAATTAACATTAGGAAATCTACCTCTCAATTGATTTAAAATCGTAGTGGTCATACCATGAGCTGTAGGTTCACAGTAATAAGTACCACCAGACTTCCTATCACGAACAAAAGTCTTACCATTAATAGCAGATCTACATCCCATATATGGTTCACCATCTTCATATCTTGGTTCAACCATAACAGTATACTTAAGAGGGTGTGCTTCTCCATCTGTAAGAGTGATGCATTGAATCTTTTGAACACCATTTCTCTTATGAAACTCTGGTATAATTTCATTCAAAGTAATCAAAGCTTCATTTAAAGGTGTACCAGAAAGAGATAAACGTTGTGGATATTGATAGTAACATTGATATCTACGATAATTATCCATAGATGATGTTAAACGATACAAATTCCTCATTTGTTCCTCAAGTTCAGGACCTTTAGAAGTACTTGTAAGCATACGAAGGCAACTGAAATCTGCATCTACATCAAGAAATCCCTCTTTTCTTTCATGGTGTGGAACAGGAGGAATGAAATCTCCATCCCATTGTTGTCTATACCACTCATTACTAAAAGCATATACATCAAAAGGTATTTGAGTTTTCTTACAGAACCAAACAAGATTGTAAAGTTGTTTAACTGTATCCATAAGAACACCACTCATAGATCCAGACCAGTCAAGAATAAAGATCAGACCATGATTTTTACCATCAGGTATAGTGGTAACCTTTCTGAATAGATCTTCATTATACTTGTAACTATAAAGTTTTGTTGTATCTAATACACCAGTTTTGGATGTAGTAGCACGAGCATATGCATCTGCTGACTTACGACACTCAAACTCCTTTACAAGATAGTTAACTTCTTTCTGTGCGGATTTTCTAAACTTATTATAGTCCTCATCTACATTATCAAAGACTCCCACATCAACTAAAGAAGAATTTTCTGACTTCTTCTCATCAAAATTTTCCTGAACCTGTGAATACCAGTCACTAAGGTAATCATGGATATCTTTGTTATCTACAACAACAGTATCCATATTCAGTTTAGGAATCTCAACATATGCAGGTTCCTGACCATGATCTTGTGGAGAATTAAGTTCTTGAAGATTCTCTTCCAGAATCTTATCAGTGACAGTTTCCAGATCTCCACCTGTCTTTCCACCTTCTTCTGTTACATCTTCTGTTGTATCCTTGGGTTCTGGTTCTGGAAGATCAGACTCATCCTCATTTACATCTATCTCATCAAAAGTTTCAAGCTCTTCTGAGCTGTCAAAAGGAACTGGAATATTGCAATTTTCTTTAGCAGTTGAATTCTTAATATTATCTTCATCTACTTTCAGAAACTCTGATATTTCTTTTGCAAGTTTAAGAACATCTTCAAAAGTAGAAGTCTTGAAAGCCCTTTCACAAAGATCCCTTTCCTTCTCATTGAAAGGAACATCAATAAAACTACCAATCTTATATTGTAGATTGATTCTATCAGGAAGAATCATATCTCCAATGTCCTCACCTTCAACTTCAAAGAAATCCTGATCAGATAATTGAGAGTATCCAGAATAAAAAGTCTTTGTTAAGCCAGGATACTTACGTTTCATTAATTTCTCTATCCTAACGTCCTCAAGGATATTAACAAAGGACTTAGGAGTATCTGGATATTCTTTCTTCCAATTATCTTCTGGCGTATACAATGCATGACCAACCTCATGTCCTACCAGAAGGTCATATACGGTCCCAGAAGCACGTTCCCACATTGGTAGGGTAAGAACCCTCCTTTTGACATCGAAGGATGCAGTAGAGACCTTACGGTTCTCTATAATGAGATCCTCAGTCGCAAGCAACTTCGCAAGTTGTCCCTTGACCTCATAATTAACTGTGTTCCGCATGTGTATCTCTTGTATGCACATATATTAACAGCATACAGGACACTTTTAAACCAATAGTGGACACTTTATCAAGTGTCTACACTACCTTACTGAACCCATTAACTTTCTTAAACGTAATTAAGTTATCAAGTCTGTCCGTAAGCTCCTCAGACTTATGAGAAATCATAAAGACATGAGCATCCTGAATTACATACCGAACAATCTTTGTAAAATCGTCTGTACCCGCACCATCCAATGAACTATCAAAGATTTCATCAAGAATTAATAGATTTGTGGACGAGGAATTTTTCATTTTAGCAATATCTCTCCACGTAAACAGAAGAGCAAGGTCAATTCTCATCTTTTCGCCTTCAGAGAACGATTCATAACTAAAATGTTCATGAATAGGAGACTTAATTAACTCATTAAACTCATCATCAAGAGTAAAATTGATATAAAAGTCCATCTGTTGCAGATAACTATTGATCTGCTTGTTCATAACAGGAAGATATCTCTTAATAATCTTAGATTTTACTCCACCATCCTTCATCAGAGAGTGTGCGAACTCTAAGTAAGAAGAATCTTCTGTTAATAGTGACTTATCTTTCTCTGTAGACGTTAACTCGGTTTCTAATTTTTCAAGAGTTGCCCTTTCAGTATTTCTGTTTGCAATTTGATCGGTAATGTCTTGAACTTCCTGTTGAAAATCTCTGATTTGTCGTTGGTACTCAGAAATTTTAAAATTGTTGGTAGAAATGCCATTCGTTAATGTCGTTATCTGCTTAGAGACCTCTATAAACCGTTTATCTCTTTTTTGTTCTTCGTTTATAGATTCTTTGAGTTCACTGTACGCTGAGTTAATCTCTTGTACCTTGTCCTCGATTTCTCCGATTTTATTTAGCCTGAACTCTTCCTCAATAGACTGCTCACATGTAGGGCATGATACATTATCTTTGAAAAATTTATGTTCTTTACTGATAGTCTTAATCCTTTGTTCAAGTTTAGCCTTCACATTGTTCATCTTTTTTAATGAACTGCTTGCACTTGAGAAATTTTCAAGCTCTTTTGTATGAAATTCTACATCAGATTGACTATCTTTATTCTCTTCCAATAAAGAATTGATATCTTTCTCTAAAGAATTCAATCTTTCTTCCTTATTTTTAATCCTTTCCTTACCTCTTTTATCTAAATCAGCAATAAAATTCTCTTGCATGGAGATTTTCTCCTGCACCATGTCCCTTTTAGTGGTAAGTTCTCTAACTGATTCATTTGTACTACGTATCTTATCCCTAAGAATACTTGCCATACCAGAAAAGATCTTTATATCCAGCATATCTTCTACTATCTCTCTCCTATTGGAGTTAGATAGTTGCATGAATGGAACAAAAGTCGCTGATCCTAAAATAACTGTCTGAGTAAAAGACTTATAATTTAATTTCAGGATAGTATCTTCAAGATATTTCTGTTGATCTATGGCAGAAGCAAATTGATCTTGAAGTTTACCATCAATATAGATCTGAAATAGATTTGGTTTAATACCCCTAACAACCTGATAATCCCTATTGTATGCAGTAAATTCTATATGTACCTCACACTCTTTATCATTAACTGTATTAACTAACTGGGACTTCTTAATCTTACGAAAAGGTTTATTATACAGCACAAAGGTAAGAGCATCCAACATGGTACTCTTACCTGCGCCGTTCTGGCCAACTATTAAATTTGTAGGCGATTCTGTAATATTAATCTCAGTAAATTGATTACCAGTAGATAGTAAATTACGCCACCGAATCGTCTTGAATATAATCATAATGTTGGGGTGGGAATACTATATCATCAGGGGTGATGATTACATATTTGTAATTGTGTTTTTTACAAGTTTGGACTGCAAGTCCATCGTCAATCTCAACTACAGATAACGGAGCGGAGTCATCTGCATGTAGTAGTCCTGCATATCTTTGTGCGTCATCCTCTTGTTGAAAAAGATAAAGTGCCTTCTCTCCTTTCTCATTCATACAGGCATATGCCCCTTCGCCCTCAAGGCCTGATAGAGATAGGATGTACATAGGTCACTCCGCTTCGCAAGCTTCCATGTATACTTCTCGAAGAAGTTCTTTCACTCGTTCTTTTCTTAGATCGAAATCGGAATCTTCTATGTATTTATTCAATAGTGTCAATGTGTCTTCGACTTTATCACCGTCGAATTCTACCTCTGCATCATTTACCTCCAGATTTTCTATGATTTTGAGATCAGCCACTCCGGCTTTCAACATTCTATCAACAAACTTCTCATATTGTAACTGATTAGTCTTCTTTCTGACAAGTAACTTAACAATCTTACCCTCATATAGATGGAACTTGAATGTTCCTACCTTGGTATCCTCATAATACACCTTAGCAAACATATGATGTGGGTTCTCTATAAACTCTACGGTACGGTCTTCCGTATCATAGATATGAAACCCTCTCTTATCTCCACAATCATTCCAATACATCTCATAAGGATTCCCCAAATAGAATACCTTACCATCATTACTTCTTGTATGATAATGTCCTGAAAATACTGTGTCAAATTTCTCTACTATATCTCTATCAATACCTCTCTCTTGAACACAGCCAGGATATAATTGAAACCCTCTTAGTTCTAAGTGACCAAAAGCAACTTGAGATTTCGTGGCAGCAATAGCAGATTCAGTTTCTCTAAAGTTATCATCACAGATCCAAGGGAGCATGAAGGCTTTGAACCCGTTAATATCATATTCTCCAGGCGAAGATATAGGTATAAGATTATCGTAAGTAGATAAAAGAGACTCAATAGAATTAATCTCGTTGGTATTCTTATAATAAACATCATGGTTACCTACAAGTTGCCAAACTTTAACACCCAGTTTTTTAAATCTATCATATACATTTTCCTTTGCCCAATTCAAAGACCAGAAATCAATGTTCTTACGATTATCAAAAGCATCTCCCATATGAATACAATACTCTATCCCACGTTCCTCAAGGGTAGGGAAAAATACTTCATCATAAAACTTACCAAAGAACTCATGGAAAGCCTTTGAACCTCGTCGCCCTCCGAAATGAGTATCAGTTATAATCGCAATCTTCATTTGTCCTTAGATCTATTAATCAAAGAAATGAACTTATCATTAGCAAATGTACCACCTAAGCACACATCTATTTCATCACCATCCTTCCAGTTCTCAGTACCATCTTTCTTGGTATGAGCCAATGCGACAGTGAGATCATCAATAATCTTTTGTGTGATCTTCATTGATACATCTTCGTTTGGACTGCTTCCTTTATAGAATTGAAGTCAGAAGCATTGCCGTAATCATCGTCAACAGTAAATACCTCGTCATACCCCGACTTCTCAATGATTTTAGATCTGATTTCCATTTGTTTCTTCTCTTTCTGGATACGACGAAGAAAGGCATAATGGATGATCTGGGTGAAGTATGCAAAAGGATTTGTAGATTTTTCTGGATTGAAGTTATGTATATATTGAACGCAGTTTTCAATCCCATCACAAATCATATCCTCACGAAACATATAGTTTACAAAGTTCGGTTTATACGACAAATGGGTCGCAATCTTTAAAAAACATTCACCAAGGTAGTTACTGATACGTGGCTTAGGATCGCCTTTCTCCTCGGCATCCTTTACATCTTTCTTATACTGAACGATGGCGTACAGAAATTCCTTATTATTTACATAGTGTTCGGATCTCTTACGTGTCTTTGATGCAGGCATGGCATGATTATCCTTCTATTAAAACGTTATGTACACAGTGTACCACGGTATAGGTATTTTGGCAAGGTTGACAAGGCTTCGTCAAACCGATATAATAACTCTGTCAGAGTTCAAGGGGTATTAGGATTCAGCTTTATCACTATTATTTTTATAAAGCTTCTCCAGTTGTTCTCTGGCCTTTTCAACAGAATTTAAATAACCCATTTTTTTAGTTACTTTAATTCTTTCGGAACCGTCTGTAAAATTAGCCATAACAAATTTAGTGTAGTAAGTAACAACTTCTGAATTTTCTGCTGCTTCTACTACTGTAATTACTTTATCCATAGGAATGATAACCAATCCTTCTTTAGGAATGCTACGTAACCAAGGCATCATTCTTAGACCTTCAGCGGCACCATTGATACTTACTGTTTCTATTTCTACTGGGTCACTACAAACTAAAATATTTCTACCATTTTCTTCCACAGGAAGAATTTCCGCGAAAATTTCTTCGCCTGAAACAAGTTTTATAGATCCATAAAATTCTTCGTCCATTATAGTTTCTTTACTATAGTATTTCCAATTACTAAGTAGTCTATATTCATATTTATAAG